TAGAGAGCGGTAGGTTCTTAAGCGTATATGGTAGTGGTCCATTAAAGACAGACGCTCCAATATTTAATCCTGAAATACACAAGATAAAAGATAAATCAATCATCATATCTCTTGAAGGTGGATACGGTGATGAGATGATCCATGCAAGGTTTGCCACTTCATTTAAAAAGCTTGGAGCAAAAGCAGTATACTTAGCTGCAGCTCCTGAGATAGTATCAGTATTTGAACGCATAGAAGGCGTAGATAAGGTCATCCTTAGAAACCAAGCAAATACTGTAGCTCATGACTATTGGGTCCCAGGATTCTCTGCAGGTTGGGTAGCTGGTCATACATTCAAAGACTTTCCATCTGATCCATACTTAACCGCTCTTCCAGAGATGGTAAATAAATGGAAAGATAAACTCAAGTCTGACAAGATAAAAGTCGGTATCAGATGGGCGGGTAATCCTAAGTTCGAACACCAACAGTTCCGTAGGTTTCCCGATAAGTTCATCACAAACTTAAGTAACTATCCAGAATTACAACTATATAGCTTACAAAAAGATCACAACACTATAGACTTACCAGAAGGCATCATTGATCTACAACATGATTTGACATCATGGGAAGAAACGATGGGTGCTATCATGAACCTTGACATAGTAGTCACCTCATGTACATCTATAGCACACATAGCTGCAGCTATGGGTAAAGAGACGTGGATCATAGTTCCTGCACTGCCTTATCATACATGGACGCTTGATGCTCCACACTCAGACACTTCACCATACTATAAGTGTGTTAAATTATTTAGACAAACCATATATGGTCAATGGAATCAACCATGGCAAAAACTATATAAAGCTCTCGAAGAGAAGTTTAAGCTTAAACACATAGACATGCCTGTTGAAGACAAAGAAGATAAGAAGCTTAACTTAGGCTGTGGTCTCAATAAGTTTAAAGGCTACATCAACGTAGATAAGAACCCAGTATTTAAGCCAGACGAAGTAGTAGACTTGAACGTTACTCCATGGCCATGGGAAGACAACGATATAACTCATATCGCGCTTAAAGATATAATAGAACACTTAGGTAATGATAAGACTGATTTAATACGTATCATCAAAGAGATGTATAGGGTCAGTGCACACGGAGCTTTATGGGAGATTCAAGTGCCTCATTGGAGGTCTGACAATGCATTGAGTGATCCAACTCATAAGCATGTATTGACACGAGCTTTCTTTGAGATGTTTGATAAACAAAAGACTTTAAATCTTATTAAGAATAAGAGTACCGAGTCTTTGATATCATATGAGCATGATATTGATATAGAAGTAGTTGAGTCTCAATTTGTTTATACTGAACCATTCATTGAAAAGATCAAGAATAAAGAGATCGACCAAGAAGGCATAACATATGCATTGAATCATCTCAATAACGTGGCGACGTCTATGATGTTATTGATTCAAGTATATAAACCAGGTCGTATCGATGACAAAGAGTTTGAGGAAGCCATAGAGAATATAGTTAACCAAGTAAATGATTAATTTATTTTATAGTAATGACATTCAAGTTGAAAACTCTTATATCATAACGATAAAAGGTAATGAGACGTCTGAGAAGTATGCTAAACGGTGTGCAGACTCTTGTGATGCTGTAGGTATGAGCTATAAGATATGGGATGCGTATGATGGTACAGGTGATACCATCAAAGATCCGGATCATTTAAAAGATGATGATATCATGCGCCTAATCAAAGTGACAGATCACTACTTGACTAAGAGTGAAGTCGCTTGTGCATTGAGTCACATCAGCCTATGGGCTCACTGCGCAAAGATTGATAAGCCTATAGTCATATTTGAACATGATGCTGTTGTGGTAAAGAAGTTCACTACTATGAAAAGCTATAACAGTATAGTCTATCTTGGTGGAGCTGAATGGGCAGAAGCTAAGTGGCCGATATATGATATACCTCTTCATTCTGCAGAAGGTCCAAATTATCACTTCATATGCAGAGCACACGCTTATGCTATAGATCCAACAATTGCTAAAAACCTACTAGCTCATGTAATTCGATATGGTATCAACATGCCGCTTGATATGTTCATACGAACAGACTTATTCAACATATCTCATCAAGGATTATATGCGTATGATAAGAATACCGATAGACAAAATATTACATGGGATACCACTATAAAATCAAGGCCATCTACTGGACGTAGTACTAAACGAAATGATAAGTTGGAAGATTAATGAACGTTGATATCATAGATGAAATATGTAAACCTCTTTATGACAAGAAGAAGTACACGCTTGTTGCAGACTTACTATTGCAATTAGTAGATCAAGTACCTTCTCAATATAGACAATCTATGTTAGAGAATGCTAAACACTCTTACTTTAGCGATGGTGAAATACAAAAAGCTTTTGATACATTACTTGAACTTGAAAAGTATCCACATGATTGGAGACTTGAAGGAGAAAAAGTACAATACATGAGATACCTTTGTAAGTATGAAGAAGGTAAGAAGTATTGTCTCGAGATGCCTGAACGCCCGGAAAAATGGCTACTTCTAGGATGGTTCATGTTACAAGAAGGCAAGTTTAAAGAATCTTTTGCCATGACTGAAAGGTCTAGACATGGAGCTTATTGGTTCGGAAGTAAACCTGGTTTAAATCTACCCGTATGGGATGGAAAAGAAGTTGATGGCAACTTAGTCATAGCTGGTGAGAGTGGATCAGGAGATGAGATCATCTTTGCACGATGGATCCCCGAAATTAAGAAGAAATGTAATAAGTTATATTACTATTGTAACAACACATTGATGGAAGTATTTGAACGAGAGTTTGGAGTACTTAAGTTTGAACGATCAGACTCAAAAGATGTCATAGCTATGGTCCCATCGATGAGCATACCATACATCCTTAAAAAGGAATCTGCAGGAACAGATATATATTTAACTAGTGTAAGAGAACTCGTAGATCAACTCGATACTATTATGCCTAAGAAAGGCATTCGTATAGGCATAAACTATACTGGTGAAGAGACGCATGCTGAGAACCATATGAGAAGGATCTCTATATCTGATATGGTCAATGCATTCAGCGAATATGGAGAGTTAGTCAACTTACAAAAGAACCATACAGAACCACATGATCAAGTAAAATACATAGATCTCCCTACATGGGATCATACCCTTGCTGTCATGGATACATGCGATGTGATCATAACCGCATGCACTAGTACTGCTCATGCAGCAGGTGCACTAGGTAAAAAGACAATAGTGCTATCATGTGGAGCTGACTACTTTACTTGGTGTGATACTAAAAATATGGGTAAGAGTAATTGGTATAAAGACGTATGGTGTATAAGACAAGCTACAGGAAAATGGGATCAATCTCTGATTAATGCAAGAAATTTATTAAAGGAAATACTATGAGCAATGAGAAATATAACCCGCAGTTCTTCTCTGCAGATTCAATGCAACAAGCTAAAGACATAGTCTTGATGTATCATGAGATGTCTGCTGATGAAAGATGGGAGCCAGAGACAGATTGGACACGAGACTTATTAGTATCTATGAGATCATTTGATGAGAACAGCGTAGTCTTAGACTTTGGTACTGGTATAGGTAGACTAGCAAAGATGCTTATAGATACTTTTGGTTGTAAAGTCGTTGGCGTAGATATCAGTCCTGACATGCTTAAGTATGCAAAAGAATATGTCAACTCTGATAAGTATGAAACTATGACTGCTGATCAGTTTACAGAAAGACTATATAATCATCACTTCACTCATGCTATATCTGTATGGGTACTACAGCATAGTCCAGTATCACAGTTCGATATAGCAAAGATCCAACAAGCTTTAAAAGATGATGGAAAGTTTTTCGTATTAGACATGCGATGGAAGTGCATCCCTGAAAGGGGCGATCATGTCCATGCTACAAACTTCTATGATGATGGTGTTAATAACAGAGCTGAGTTAGAAAAGTTCTTTTTCCCATTAGCAATAGGTACTATCCCTCCTGCCATAACTACACAATCGATAGTTGATATTAGTTGGTGGGGGTTCTTACAAAAAAATAGAGAGGCAGCATAATGAAATTAAATATAGGATGCGGATTTTTGAAGATGGATGGTTATGTCAATATTGATAACCAACCTTTATGCAAGCCCGACTTGTTAGCAGACTTAAGCAAACCATGGCCATGGGAAGATGATACAGTAGATGAGATCTATGCTCATCATGTCATGGAACATATGGGTGAGACTTTTAATGACTTTTTATTCATCATCAAAGAGATGTATAGAGTATCAAAAGATGGAGCTATATGGAAGATCATTGTACCGCATTGGCAAAACGATATGTTCTATCATGATCCTACTCATGTAAGAGCGATTAGTCCTGTTACGTTTCAGATGTTTGACCAAAAGAATAATGTACATGACTTTGAGACTTATGGTCATCAAACTAAGTTAGGATTATTCAATGACATCGATGTAGAAGTAATCAACTCTGAGTATATACTGTCTCAACCATGGAATAGTCAAAAGAAAGAAGGAAAGATGACAGACAATGATATCGGTTTTGTGGCAACAAACTATAACAATGTTATCCATGAGATACAAATAACTGTTAAGACTCATAAGCCCCAAAGATATAAAGGTTGGATGGAAGAAAACATCGATCGCTTATATAAGAAATGATAACAGCGGCTTACACTATATGTAAGAACGAGTTAAAGTACGTTGAGAAGTGGCTCTATTATACTAAAGACTTTAACTATAGAGTCATATTAGACACAGGATCTACCGATGGCACATGGGAAGCTTTGCAAGAAGCTGCTAAGTTAGATCCTAACCTAATCATTGAGCAAAAAGTATTTACACCATGGAAGTTTAATGTGGCTCGTATGTACAACCTTGACATGATACCCGATGAAGTAGAATGGGCATTGTCTCCAGACATGGATGAATACTTCTCTATCAATGTACTCGAAGAGATGGAAAAGACTATCTCAGAAAATCCTAACGTAACTAATATAGCTACCACTAGACTTGACATATACACCAAGAAAGTCATAGTCGGCCCTCCACACGAGATCCCAACAAATAAGATTCATAAGAGACACGACTATATCTGGGTTCAACCTATATATGAACACCTATGGTTTAAGCATAAAGATAGGCAAGAAGTAGAAGTCTTCAATGACATGATATACTTAGTCCATGACCAAGACTTTAAGAAGAAAGAACGTCCTGAACTATACGTAAAGATGTTAAAGGAAGAGTATGATACCAACCCTACAAACTGTTGGACGCTATGGTTCTTATTAGTACACTACTATAATAAACACGACCTTGATAACTTTGTAAAGTGTGGTATAGACTTTATCTCTAATGCACAGAGAGACGATAAATATAATAGCATAAAAGAAAGTCTCACAAACATATATCAACACATGTCAAAAGATCTCGATCCAAAATACTTAGATGCATTACGTAAGGCATTAAATAAATGAAACTATTATTAGTAGGAGATAGTCATACAAACATCTTGCGTGTAGACGGTGTTACAGAGACTTTTTACAAGACACATCCACTAACAATTAAAGACTTTGATGAAGATGATAGTTGGTGTTGGCCAGAATTAGATCTATTTTTAAAGCAGCACACAGTGGTTGGTAACGATACCATGATACTATGCACTGGAGAAGTAGATATAAGAGCTCATTATTGGAAACACATAATAGAATATGTAGCTAAAGGTGGTACTGTACAACACTATATGCAAGATAAAGCTCATACTCTTTATAACGCAATAAAGAGATGCATATCTGATTATAATTTAAAACAAGTCACACTATGGGGGCCTCCCCCTATACCAGCTTTTAGAGCTTTTGACCCTCCATGGCCATTCGTTGGTAGCGTCCCAACCAGAAACATACTCATCCACATGTTTAATAAAGCGTTCATCAAAGAGATAGAAAATGATAATAGTGTTAGGTTTGCTTCAGCATTCTATCATTTTATGGATCAATCGACTTATATGGCTTCTTCAAATGTATCTGAAGATGGTACACACTATGCAGAAGAACATACTAACCTATGCTGGGAATTAATATCTCCTACCATCATCGGTCAAAAGCTTGTAAAGACTGGAGAAATTAAAGATAACCAATTTAAGATTGAAAGCGTTAAGGTAAAGAAGACCCTTTCTCATCATTCATGGGTATTAGCCGATGATTTAGTAGCTAAAAAGACTGATGCTAGGTCTGCAACCATTAATGGCAAAGAATATCACTATACATTAGTCACAAATGAGTCTGACTGGCCTGAGGAATATCATGAACTATGCCTCGTACCAGTGTTATAAATTATTATAAATAATAGAATAAACACTAGGAAATCGTCATGGCCGTAACATCCAGAGCAACCCTAACAGAATATGCCTTAAGAGCCCTTGGTGAACCAGTGGTGGAGATCAACGTTGATGACGTTCAATTAGATGAACGTATCGATGAAGCCCTTGACTATTGGAACCAATATCATTTTGATGGTGCAGAAAGAATGTACCTCAAACAAAGGATTACCGCTTCAACAATAAAGATCGTTGGAATAAATTCAGCAGCATTTCCAGTAGGTACTACCATAACTGGATCTACATCAGGTGCTACAGCTTCTGTATGTACAGAGTCTGGTAGAACTGCTGTTAATAACATCATCATATGTAAGAACGTTACTTTAGCTAACGATGTGACTACACAACACCATGTCTTTAATGCTACCAATACTGCGGCTTTCATTCAAGGTGAGACTATCACAGGAAATAATGGTGCTACTGCAGTAGTTCATCCAGACGGAGTTACATTAGGCACATATGACCTTAAGTACTTCCCTATCCCTGATTACATCTATGGTATCACAAGAGTCATCCCGTTCAATGCAGCATCAAGCTCAAAGAACTTATTTGACTTACAATACCAATTAAGACTTAACGACTTATATGACTTGACATCAACGTCATTGATCTACTATAAGACAGTGATGTCACACATCTCATTACTTAACCTTGAATTAAATGGTTATCCGCTATATAGGTTCAATCGTATGATGGGTAGACTATCACTCGACGTTAATTGGGATGCAGCTCTTGCTATGGGTGACTTCATCCTTGTTGAATGCTATAGAGCATTAGATCCAACAGCTTTTAATAAAGTATGGAACGAGCCATGGTTTAGACGCTATGTGACTGCACTGTTTAAACGTCAATGGGCAACTAACATCAAAAAATTCCAAGGCATCCAACTACCGGGCGGTGTGACGATCGACGGTGATAAGTTGTATGCAGAAGCTATTACAGAGATAAAAGAGTTAGAAGATGAGATGTTAAACAAATCAGCACCATTGGAGTTCTTCCTTGGCTAGATCAGTATACTTCTCTAACGGCATTCGTTCCGAACAGTTGACCTATGAAGATATCATAGTAGAGTCTATATCGATATACGGACAAGACTTCTACTACATCCCGCGCATCTTAGTAGGTAAAGACGAGATCCTTGGAGAAGATAGACTATCACAGTTTAAGAACGCATACGGTATCGAGATGTATCTTGAATCGCACAGCGGATTCGAAGGACAAGGAGCGTTCATACAAAAGTTTGGTTTGATGATGGAACAAAGCGCTACTCTTACAGTAGCTCGTAGAAAATGGGAACAGTTAGTAGGTCAACATGGTAGGTCTCTACTACCTAATCGTCCTGCTGAAGGTGACTTACTCTACTTCCCACTAACTGGTGGATTGTTTGAGATCAAGTTCGTTACTCATCAAGACCCGTTCTATCAAGCAGGTAAGCTATACGTATATAAGTTACAAGTAGAACTATTCCAATATGCATCTGAGCATATTAAGACTGGTATCAAAGAGATTGATGTATTCGAATCACTCAAGACATTTGACGTTGAGAAGATACCTAATGGTACAGTAACTGGATTTAAGATTCAATATAAAGGTAGCCGATACACTTCTGCACCCGCTGTAACTATTGGTACAGATTGGGTAGCTAGTAGCTCTATCAATGTAGGCGATGAAGCTTGCTTTGATGGAAGACGTTACATTTGCACTATTGCAGGTATTACTGATTCTACAGGCCCAGTGCACACAGCAAGTGTGGCTGAAAATGGTACAGCGACATTGCAATTCTTTGGATACAGAGCTACGGCTACAGCATACTTAGGCAACGGATTAACTGCATTTGAAGTAGTCAAGATATTAGTAGATGAACCAGGATCTGGTTATACTTATCCTCCTAAAGTTACTGTGGAGGGTAATGGTTATCCACTTGATTGTGTAGCCACTTCTATCATATCTAACCTTGATAATCAAGACTCTTATGGAGATAACAATAAGTTTAAAGAAGAAGCTAGCAGTGTTATATTCAATGAGAACAACCCATTTGGCGAGCTAGATACGTATTACGTAGCACCGGATTTATATGCAAACGCTGACTCTACTACAGTTAGAGCAGATACAACTCAACTAACCGTGGACTTAAAATAATGGCAAAAAAGATAATTAATATCGGATCAGCACCTAACGACAAGACGGGTGATCAACTAAGAACCGCATTTGGTAAAGTTAATGACAACTTTACTGAATTATATGCTAACGCAGTAGTATATGGAGCGTCTGGAATATTAACTGTTCCAGGATCTATAGTACCAGCTACTACAGATACATATGACTTAGGAGCAACTGGTGCTAGGTTTAAAGACTTATATTTAAGTGGCGATTCTCTATATATTGGTGGACAAAAAATAACTGCTACAGCAGACGGTATAGTTATGCCAGGTGTTATGACACAAACTGGTGCATGGGGAGCATACGATCTAGGTGTTAATGGAACGACTACAACAGGTCCAGATAATATTACATGTATAACTTCCGTTGCCGATGCTAATACACTCATAGGTACAGGACCATTTACTGCGGCTCCTACAGTATTTGAGGGAAATTATGCAGTTGGTAATGGTCCTGTATTTGACGTCGTATTGAATGGTGGTGGATTTGTTACTGCTGTTAATATTACTGATCCTGGTGTTTATCCAGCCCCTGAAAGATTTTTATTTCAATCTGATGGAGTTTTCTGTGCTGTTAATCCTTCAGAACAATGGCAGATATATGATTTTGCAAATGCGACAGATACTACTCAAAATATGGGAGGAAGTTTTACAAATAACTCCGGATCATTTAATGGATATAATTCAGACTTAACTATTTTTCCAGAAGGTGCATATACTGGATTAGTCATGTTAGGTTCATTAACTTTAGAAATTCAAATAAACGCATATAAGGACCCTTTTGATCCAACATACTTTACAGACTTTGTATTACATTCTGTTAAAGTCAATGGTGGACCACAAAATTTTGGTGCTACTCCAATTAGTGGATTTACACTAGCTCAATTACAAGCATTCTTTTCTGACTATAGTTACTTAATTAATGCGAATTCTAAAACGATAACTCAACACTTAAATGTACCAGGAGAGCCAGAATTAGTTGGAACTAATAATGCTATCATCAGTGGAGGAATTAGTTTAGGATATAATAGAGCCCGTGATATTAAGGATTCATTTGGTGGAGATGTTATAAGTCAATTTTCTATTGGTTTTACAGCTTTAGCTCCATTAACATCAGCTCAAGCTATATCATCAACTAATGCTAGCTTTACAGGCAACGTAACAGTAGGTGGTACATTAACAGTTGATGGTCAAACATACATCAGTTTATCTTCATTAAAAACTGTGGTTGCTGCATCTACAGACTTTGCAGACTTTAAAACAAGGATAGCAGCACTATAATATGTTAAGCGGACAAACCTACTATCACGGTGCTATACGAAAGACGATCGTCATGTTTGGTCGTCTATTTTCTGACATCAAGATCGCGAGACAAGGTAACGATGGAGCAGTAGCACAGACCATCGCAGTTCCTCTTGCTTATGCACCTAAAGAGAAGTGGCTGGTTCGTGTAGACTCAGATCCAAACCTTAATCATAATACTTACATATCTCTACCTCGTCTATCATTTGAAGTCACAGGCTATCACTATGATGCATCCCGTAAGACTAATAAGATGAATAAGATCATGTGTAAAGATGCTACTAATACAGGCAATCCTACTGCAAAAGCTGTATTCTCTCCAGCTCCGTATAACATAGATATTAGTCTATATGTATTGACTAAGACTCAAGAAGATGCTATGCAGATCATTGAACAGATCTTACCCATATTTAATCCAGAGTATACTCTATCTGTGAATGCAGTTCCTGAGATGGAGATAACACAAGACATACCGGTGATACTAAACTCTATCACAGTAGAAGACAACTATGATGGCTCTTTCCAAGAGAGGCGATTCGTAGTACATACACTTACGTTCACGCTTAAGACTAACATATATGGACCAGTATCTGCTAACGGTGTCATCCTTACTTCTATGGCAAACGTATCAATACCTGGTAGGAAGTATACCGCAACAGCTCCTGCCGTAGATGGTTTGGTTACAGAGAACTGGGAATCTCAATTCTAATGGCAAAGAACTATAATGCCAATAGTCAGTTAAAAGCGGCTGGTGTAGTAGTACCTTTTACTGAAGAACAAGTCAAGGAGTACATGAAGTGTGCTGCTGACCCAATATATTTTATTGAAACGTACTGCAAGATCATATCACTTGATCATGGTCTTATTGATTTTAAACTATATGATTGCCAAAAGGAAAAGGTGAAGGTCATACATGATAATAGAAAAGTCATCCTTATGGAAGGTCGTCAACAAGGTAAGACGACAACTAGTGCAGCATATATTTTATGGTATACCCTATTTCAGGAATCGAAACAAGTCGCGATCATGGCAAACAAAGCCACCGCCGCCCGTGAGGTCTTATACAGGTATCAGTTGATGTATGAGAACTTACCTATGTGGTTGCAGCAAGGCGTTACTACATGGAACAAGGGAGATATAGAACTTGAGAACAATTCAAAGGTGTTCACTGCAGCAACGACATCTTCTGGTATCCGCGGTAAGTCAGTTAACATGCTATACGTCGACGAAGCTGCGATCATACCTAACAACGTAGCAGAAGACTTCTTTACTTCAGTCTATCCTACGATATCTGCGGGTGAAACGACAAAGATATTATTAAGCTCTACTCCATTGGGTTATAACCACTTTTGGAAGTTTTGGAACGACGCTGAGAACAAACGCAATGACTTCGTGCCTCTATTCATACCATACACACGAATCCCAGGTAGGGATGAAAAATGGGCTGAAGCACAAAGGAGACAGCTTGGAGAGCTGAAATATAACCAAGAGGTATTATGTACCTTCTTAGGTTCTGCACTCACTCTGGTGCGCTCAGATGTGATCGGGAGACTATCTCCAGCTAGGATCATATATAGTAAGGATGGATTAGATGTATACGATAAGCCTATCAAGGATCATAGCTATTGTTTAGTAGCTGATACCGCAAAGGGTGTGGGAGGAGACTACTCAACCTTCTCTATAGTGGACATCACAGAGTCACCATATAAACAAGTGGCAAAGTATAGAGACAACAACATTAGTCCTATGCTGTTCCCATCGGTGATTTATAAAGTAGCTACAGAATATAATCAAGCATACGTATTACTAGAAGTTAACTCTTCTGAACAAGTAGGTTCTATCCTATACTCTGAGATGGAGTATGAGAACATCCTATTTGTGAATAGAAATACAGATGGACAAGTAGTATCAGGTGGATTCGGGGGCGGTAAGACACAGCTTGGAGTCAACACTGATAAGAAAGTAAAACGGATCGGTTGTATGAACTTCAAAGCTTTGATCGAAGAGAATAGACTCTTAGTTCAAGACATCGACACCATACAAGAGATATCGACCTTCATCGAGAACAATAAAGGCTCTTACGAGGCCGATGAAGGCTATCATGATGACTTAGTGATGACATTAGTATTATTTGGCTGGTTGACCACAAACCCGTACTTTAAAGACCTAAACAACGTAAACATTAGGCAATTAATGTATGAGAACCGTATCAAGCAGATTGAGGATGAGCTGACCCCATTCGGATTCATGGATGATGGCAGGGGTAGCCAGGACGAACAGGTCCTATTGAATTTTTAATAGTTATAAATATATGTATAGAGGTGACTCTAGAATTTATATCATAAAAACCTAATTTAAGGAGAAACACAAAAATGCCGTTCCAATTATCTCCAGGAGTTGCGGTAGTCGAAAAAGACTTTTCAGCAATCATCCCAGCCGTTTCAACATCCGCTGGTGCTTTTGCTGGTGTATTTACATGGGGTCCAGTACTTGATCCTGTTACAATCTCATCTGAAAACGTTTTGGTTCAAAGATTTGGTAAACCAACAGATGCTAATGCACAATCATTCTTTACAGCTGCAAACTTCCTTGCTTATACAAACAACCTATTAACAGTACGCGTAGACACTACAGGTAACAAAAATGCAGTTGCAGCACTGACTGGTTCAGTGACAGCGATCGTAGTTGATATAGCTGGTGATTCATATGCTACAGTTCCAGCAGTAACTATCGGTGCACCTAACCTTGCTGGTGGTATTCAAGCTACAGCACACGTTGTACTTTCTGGTGGTGGCGTAGATCATATCGTCATCGATAATCCAGGTACAGGCTACACTTCTGCTCCTTCAATAAGTATTGCTACTGGTCCAGGAGTAGATGCTACTGCACATACTCAAATCGGTTCAGGAGCTATCAAGATCAATAACTTTAATGACTATTCTGCAACATATATCAGCGGTGCTGGTGTTGTTGGTGAATGGGCTGCTAAGTATCCGGGCGCTTTAGGTAACTCATTAAAAGTTTCTATGGCTGACTCACAAACATATTCTGGCTGGGACTATGAAGGTGAATTTAATTATCCACCTGGCACTTCAACATATGCTGCTTCAGTTGGCGGCGAAAACGATGAATTACATATCGTTATAGTTGACGCCGATGGTCTATGGACTGGCGTAGCTGGTACAGTATTAGAAAAATTTGCGTTTATATCAAAAGCTGGCGATGCTAAAAAGTCAGATGGTACAAACAACTACTATAAAGACGTAATAAATTCACAATCAAGATATATCTGGTGGATGGATCATACTACTTCAGTGTTAACCACTGTCGGTGGCACAGGTACTTCAGGCGTTGCTTGGGGTAGAGATGCTGCTGGTGTAGGTTTCAAAGACTTATCAGCTTTAGTTACAAAGACATTAGTTGGCGGCGTAGATGATCTATCAGCTACTGACGGCGAGATAATCAACGGCTATGCGATCTTTGCTAATGCAGACCTCTATGACATATCATTGATACCATTAGGTAAAGCTTCTTCAACTGTTGCTACATACGTTATCAACAACGTGGCAGAAACAAGATTAGATTGCGTAGTATACGCTTCTCCACAAGATGTTGCAACTGGTGATATCATCATAGGATCTGGTTCAGATGCAACTTTAGCAACTGTAGCATATAGACTAGAATTACCAAGTTCATCATACGCTGTATTAGATTCTGGTTACAAATACCAATATGATCGCTATAACGACAAGTATAGATATGTACCATTAAATGGTGACGTAGCTGGTTTATCTGCTCGTACAGACTATACAAATGATCCATGGTGGTCACCAGCTGGTCTTAATCGTGGTCAAATCAAGAACGTTGTTAGACTTGCATTTAATCCAGGTAAGACAGAACGTGATACACTTTATAAAGGTGGTGTTAATCCAGTGGTTAACTTCCCTGGTCAAGGTACAGTACTCTTCGGTGATAAGACTCTTCTTGCTACACCTAGCGCGTTCGATCGTATCAACGTACGTCGTTTATTCATCGTACTTGAAAAAGCAATCGCTACAGCTGCTAAGTATCAACTATTCGAGTTTAATGACAGCTTTACAAGAGCTCAGTTTAAGAACCTTGTAGAACCGTTCTTAAGAGACGTTCAAGGTAGACGCGGCGTTACAGACTTCCGTGTTAAGTGTGATGACACAAATAACACCGGTGAAGTTATCGATCGTAACGAGTTCATTGCCGATATCTATATTAAACCTAACCGCTCCATCAATTTCATTACACTGAACTTTATTGCTGCTAGAACATCAGTTGCATTCAGCGAAATCGGTGCATAGCATATAAATAATAATAGGAAAAATAAAGGATAAAATATGGCAAACATTAGCGATTTTAAAGCACAACTGATTGGTGGCGGAGCTCGTGCCAATCAGTTTAGTGTAGAATTAACATTCCCAGCATACGTTGTCGGTGGACCTGCTGTTGGATTACAGTCACAGTTTTTATGTAAAGCTGCTCAATTGCCAGCTTCTAACGTAGAGAATATGCCTATCCAATATCGTGGTCGTGCTGTTAACTTTGCAGGCGAAAGAGTATTTGCTCCATGGAATGTATCCATCTATAATGACACAACATTTAACATCCGTAATGCGATGGAAAAATGGTCAGATGGCGTGCAAAACCATAGTCAAACAAACGGTCGTACAAACCCAAGAGACTATCAAGTGGACTTAAGAGTTCATCAATTAGATCGTAATGGTGCTATCGTTAAGACTTATAAGTTCCATGATGCATATCCAACAGAGATTGGTGCTATCGCAGTTGATTATGATACTGTCAATCAAATGGAAATTTTTGAAGTAAGTTTCACTTACAACTATTGGACTTCTGATACAAGTACAGCTGGATCGAACTTTGGAGTTGGCGTAACAGTCAATACTCCAGTTGGTTCTTTCCCTATCAACGTTTAGTTGGTATTTTATAATTAAGTAAGGTATATTATGGAAATCTTTGGATTCGAGATAGCAAAGAAAAAAGTCAAACGTGCGCAGGGCACAGAAGTTGTAACCCCTGCGCCGGATGACGGCTCAACGGTAATATCTACACTTGGAGCTGCAGCTGCCTATTATGGCATGACTGTCGACCTTGAAGGTGTTATCAAGAACGAGAATGATTTAATCCGCCGATACAGAGAAGTATCTCAGTACGGTGATTGTGACAATGCTGTAGAGGACATCATTAACGAAGCGATCGTTGCTAATAACAATGAACAGATCGTTGAAGTCGTACTAGACGATGTTAAGTTGTCCGCTTCTGTCAAGAAGATGATACAAGACGAGTTTGAAGAGATCCTTAAACTCTATAAGTTTGACAGCAGAGGTCATGACATATTTAGGTCATGGTATGTGGATGGTAGACTATACTATCACATCCTTATTGACAACGAGAACATTAAGAATGGTATTCAAGAGTTAAGATACATCGATCCACGTAAGATACGACGTATCAAGAATATCAAAAAAGGTAAGAACGATAAAGGTATTGACGTCGTTGTTGGTATAGAAGAGTTCTATATCTACAACGATAAGGGTATCAACGAGAATACAAGTCAAGGCGTTAAGTTATCGATTGATTCGGTAATCTATTGTCCTTCAGGCTTGATCGATCAGAACTCTAACACCATGTTAGGGTATCTACATAAAGCGATCAAACCTGTAAACCAATTGAAGATGATCGAAGATGCATTGGTAATCTACCGTGTATCGCGAGCACCTGAAAGAAGAATATTTTACATTGACGTAGGTAACTTGCCTAAGCTTAAAGCTGAGCAATACGTTAATGATATCATGAATAAGTACAGAAATAAAGTTGTCTATGATGCCGCAACAGGCGAGATCAGAGATGACCGCAAACACCTCTCTATGATGGAAGACTTTTGGATGCCTCGACGAGAAGGTGGCAAGGGTACAGAGATCACTACCCTGAACGGCGGTCAAAACCTCGGTCAGATCGAAGACATACAATATTTCCAAAACAAGTTGTACCAATGCTTGAACGTACCTGTATCAAGGATGAAGCCAGATCAAGGTTTCAGTCTTGGCAGATCAAACGAGATAACAAGAGACGAAGTCAAGTTCAATAAGTTCATTGAACGTATTAGACGCAAGTTCTCTGCGTTATTCTCAGAAGCATTAAGAGTACAACTAGTTGCTAAACAGATTATCAGACCTGACGAGTGGGATCAAATCTCTCAAGACATTAGATTTGACTTCCAAGAAGATAACCACTTCGCAGAGTTAAAAGATTCAGAGATCCTTACTAATAGGATCAACGTACTAAACATGATGCAGCCATACATTGGTACATTCTATAGTTTAGAGTACGTTAAGCGAAACGTTCTTAAGCAGTCTGAAGAAGATATTGAAGAGATACAAAAACAAATGGATGCAGAGCAAGAACAGATGCAGGCCATGATGACTATGCAAGGCGGTATGCCAGTCGACGGAGGAATGGGCGCAGGTCCAAACCCACCTGGATTACCACCAGCTACTAATAAAACTAAAGGAGAAGTATAATGACCCAAGGTATTAACGACTTAATCGCAGCAATTAGTACAGGTGATTCAGAAGCTATCAATTCAGCATTTAATGCTGAGATGGCATCACGTATCTCAACAAGACTAGAAGACATGAGAGTGTCTGTAGCTCAAGGCATGTTTGCTACTGAGCAATCTGCTGAAGAAACAGAAATTGTTGAAGAAGAAGTTGAACTAACAGAAGAAGAAGTTGATTCTATTTTAGATGCTATTACAGAAGAAGACTTAGTGGAAATCAATGAAGAAGAACAAGTTGATGAAGCTACATTATCAGCAAAAGCTGGTCGTGCAGGTAAAGACTTAGGTAAACCTGGTAAAAACTTCCATAAAATTGCTGATAAAGCTAGTAAAAAATATGGTTCTAAAGAAGCAGGCGAAAGAGTAGCTGGTGCTATCCTCGCCAAAATGAGAGCTAAATAATGTTCAATCCATTAAGCAAGATGAATGTGTCAGACTTAGGTCTTGATGCAGACTTATTAGAAGCTGCGATGAAATGCGGCTGCGAAAAAGAGTCTGCTTATAACCCATCTTGTGGTATGGATGACCTTAAATCAGAACCAAATGGATCAAAACCTGATGCAATGAAGGTTAATATTGCTTACGAAGCAAAGAAAAAGATTAAAAAAGAAGGCGTGTTTGGTGACCAAGAACCGGGTGGACCTAAGACATATACAAAGGATAATCCAGTATAATGTACTACGGGAGTTTTCTTAAGGCCTTAAATGGCACTACTGCTCGTGTCCATTCATATGGTCATATAATCGAGCAGGCATCCAACGGTAAGATCCTTATCGATGGCGAGAAGACTTCTTTTACAGATTTAGAGGAAGCAAGACAATACGTTAAAGCAAAGCAATACAATAAAACGATAGAAGAACAAGTTAAGACACAATTATACGAAGATATCCCTGATAATAAGATAGCGAATATAATTAAAGAGCATCATGATATTAAAGTAACTGATACATTAATAGAGTCATACATAGAACTTGCTTCCTCTAAACTTTTTACTGTAGACCCTGTCGTATTAGAGATCAGAAGCCTTAATAAGTTAGATAAGCTTATTGAAGGTAAGATAGATTATAAGTTAGCTGATGGTACTATCATAGCTATAAATGAGTCGACTCAAGACAAGTTGACAGAACTATTTAAAGAAGAACAAGAAATCATTGAGCACATGAGAGAAAGTAAAGAAAACTTTATCGATGTACTTAAGCAAATTGGAGAATAAAGATGGCTGTATTAACCTACATAATTAAGAACACTAACAAAGAAGTAGTTGTTAAGGTAGACACTGTTGATGGTGCTACTGGAATAATTGCACTTACAAGTTTAGCATCTGCAGATCAAGTATTAGGTGCAACTGGTGCAGCTGGCGCTACTGGTCCTGTAGTTAATATAGCTAAGATCATCTTTACTGGAGAACTTAACTCTGCGATTAGGATTACTAGAGACGGCGAGAATATCTTTGCGGGTGCCCCAGAAAATGCTCCATTTTTAGACTTAGTTGGAAACGGTATTACTGAAAATCGTAAAAATAATAAAGACATAGTTATCATTAAAGAAGGCGCAACTGGAGTTCCAGTCACTGGATACCTAGTCCTTCATAAACAAGACGGTTTCTACTCTAAAGTTGAGTACGAAAAATATGGTGCTTACGATGATGAGACTACAGTTGGTGCATTAGACATCGTTGGTAGCCCAGATTACACAGGATAATAAAAATGAAACTAATTAAAGAACATACCGAGACCGTAAAATACTTAGTTGAAGAAAAACTAGGTAAAGGTAAAGAATACTTCATTGAAGG